ACCCCACCCCCGCACCCCTCTGGGAAAGACAGGCATCATGAAAAAACGACAAAAAGAAAAAGCCGACGGCGGTATCAATTCAAAACAGAGACAACAACTCGCGTCCGCCATCCGGCAAGTTTGGTGTTGGTCGCACGCGCGGAAAGTTTGCATAGCGAGGGCAACCGATGACAAGGGTTTTGGGCGTTGTGAGATTTGTAAAAAGAAAGTGCCGAAACTGTTCGCGGACCATATTGAGGCATGCGGGGATTTGTTGGCAAAGGGTTATCTGTCCAGAATGTTCCGCCCTTCGACAGCTCTCCAGGCTCTCTGCAGAAAATGCCACGACGCTAAAACCAGATTGGAACGAAAACGAAATGCTGAAGGATTCTGAAGCGCAGCTTGGGTCGTTCGAGCGCAAAGAGTACGAAAGGCTCCAGCCGATAAAAGTCGACGACGGGGGCGAGGCGGTGATACATAGGCATTGTTTAAGATGCGAGAAGGCGTTTTGCGCGCAGGGGCCCTATCAGCGGCTTTGTTACACTTGCCGCAAGGCGTAATAAATTTCTACTTGCGCGAAAGCGAATTGGGTGGTTTGCTTGAGGCTAGCAACCCCACTTTTCTTGACTGGAGAAACTTCTCGCATGGCGAAAGCCCCGGTACCGAAGCCCAAGTTTAATCCCGCTCGTGCGCCAGAAGGCCTAGAGACCGCAGAGCCGCAAACCGCTGACGAGTCCAGTCCCGCTGCTCAACGCGCAAGGTCATACAAAGGCACCGAGCAGGTCGATCACGATTTGTTCAAGTTAGAAAATGCGTTTTTGAAACGTGATTTGTCTTACGGCGGCGACGCTCCGCTCATCGACCACATCACGCATTCCCACCACTTCCACACGGTGGACTCGAACGGCAAAAAGCTCGACACGAGCACCTCGGTGGGTGGGCATTTCCACCCCGTCAACGTGCGCATGTCGGAGAGCGGTGTGCCCGAGATTAGCGTGGGCGCGCCGATGAAGTGGGTTGCGCGTATGCAGGGCAAACGTCGGGTGAAAGTCATGACGGCTGTTGCTTTTGACGGCTTGGACGACGACGGCAATCCGATCGTGGACAACCACACGCACAAGGTTTCTTATCTTGGCTCCGAGAAAGTCACGATTAGGCAGGCCTCGATTGAGGCGGCAAAGTACACAGCCGCTATTAACATGAAACGCGAGACGACTGTCGAGGGCGTGCAAGCCAAATGAGCAAAAAGCAAAAGCGCTCGTCACGTCAACGCATGAGTAGGCGGAGACGCAAGTGAGCGAGGACTTGCGCAAGCTCGTCACCGACACGTTCCGATCTACAATCAAGAACGGCGACTACCCACCTGATCTGAAATCGTTTCTGCTCCTGCACGAGAGGCGCGCTAAGTTTTTCAACAACTTGGTGGCAGAGTTTACGAATCCTAAATTCAAAAAACTCACACGTGAAAAGATTGAAAGCATGGTGCGGGAGACCACTCAGATTTTCGTTCTCGCGGCCAAGCGCCGAGCCGACGAGTTGAACATGAGCAAGATCAAGCAGGGAATGATCAAAGCGGCAGAGAGCAAAAAAGCAGAGATGCGCAAACTCAGTGAGGTCATGGATGCCCGGGAGAAAGAAAATGTCACCCAAGATAAAGCGGGTAACGAAACCAGCTACGGCACCAACGACTACGACCAAGTCTTCGTCTGAACGGCGGCCCTTCGGTCGGCCTCCTAAGTACGATCCCAAGTACTGCGATGAAATTATCGAACACGCTAGAAAGCTTGGTGGCACGTTCCAGTCGTTCGCGATTGAGATCGATGTTGTGCCCGAAACTATCCAAGAATGGGCTCGTTCTCACCCTGACTTTTCTTTAGCTAAAAGGCGAGCAAAGGCAATTCAAGAGCGCGTGATGATCAATCTCGGGCTGTCGGGCACGCTCGGAAAGAACGGTTCGAGTGCCTGGCAATCGGCTTGGATTTTCATGATGAAGGCGCGCTTCGGTTGGCGTGAAGACGCTCACCAAGAGGATGAAGGCGCGGATCTTGAGTGGGAGTTTGAAGATGAAAATAAGGTTTAGTAAATACGACAAATTGATTGCGCTGAAAGATCTCAAGCCGCATCCAAAAAATCGTAACTCTCATCCCGAAGAGCAGATTGCGCGGCTCGCTGAAATCATAAAGTACCAAGGCGTCCGGTCTCCTATTACGGTGTCGAAGCAATCGGGTTTCATCACGCGCGGCCATGGGCGCTTAGCTGCGGCCAAGCTTTTGAAAATGAAAACCTTCCCCGTGGTGTTTCAAAACTACGACAGCACCGATCAAGAGTACGCGGATTTGCAAGCGGACAACGCAATCGCCCTTTGGTCAGTGTTGGATGTGGACGCGATCCGAAAAGAGATCGCTGATTTAGAATTTGATTTTGATCCGAACGTACTCGGCTTGCGCGAGTTCGCAGAGATTGAATTCAAAGAGCCCGACGCAAAAAAAGATCCAGAATTGAAAGAGCCGGATTTGAGTGCGTGCCCTAATTGCGGCGTGGCTATTGAGCGTGGCTGAATACGGTATCCCGTACATGGGCTCGAAAGGGTCACTGATTTATAAGATCGCGCCGCTGTTTCCGGCCGCTGACAACTTCTATGATTTATTTGGTGGTGGGTTCGCCGTCTCCCATTTCATGCTCTTCCATCACGCCGCTAAATATAAGCGTTTCTTCTATAACGAAATAAAAGCAGATGTCGTTGAATTGGTTCGTGACGCGATTGCGGGCAAATATAATTACGACGTGTTCAAACCTAAGTGGATTAGTCGCAAAGACTTCGAGCGCGACAAAGATAAATGCGCGTACACTAGATGCCTTTGGTCCTTCGGGAATAACCAAAAGGACTACTTGTTTTCTGCTGAGAACGAGCGGAATAAAAGATCACTGCATCAAGCGGTTGTGTTCAATGAGTTTGATGCGGTTGCTAAAACATATTTAAACCGCTCAGCATTCCCACCCAGCCTTTCGATTCGTGGACGTAGGCTGATGTGTCGTAAGATTATCGTTGCACGTAAAGGCGAGCTACAGCAGCTACAGCAGCTAGAGCGGCTACAGCAGCTAGAGCGGCTAGAGCAGCTAGAGCAGCTAGAGCGGCTAGAGCGGCTACAGCAGCTACAGCAGCTAGAGTATTCTAATAAAAGTTACGCCGACATCAAGATCCTACCTAAGTCTGTTGTTTATTGTGATCCTCCCTATAAATCTACTGCGGATTACCAAAACGATTTTGACTCTGAAAAGTTTTGGTGTTGGGTACGCAAACAGAAAAACCCGGTGTTCGTCTCAGAGTACACAGCGCCTAAGGATATTAAAGTTCTGGCGGCGTTTCGTCGTAAGTCAAAATTAGCGGCGGGCTGTCACCCAGACACGGTTGAGAAACTCTTTGGTAACGACGCTGCGGTTAGGGCGATTAGTAAATGAGCAACGCCCGCTTGCGCTACAAACGCAACGCGCATCAACGGGAATTCCACGAGGATACACACTCCAAGTTCCTGCATCTCTCCTCCGGCTTTGGTGGTGGTAAGAGCTACGGCCTTGCCATGAAGAACTTTCAACTCTCGCGGTTGAATGTGAACATCGCGGGCGGTTGCGTGGTGCCCTCGATCCCCGATTACAAAAAAGATCTGCTCCCACTGCTTGAGGAGATTTTAGAGGTCAACCGAATCCAGTACCGTTACCACAAGACAGATAAGTGGTTTCGGTTCCCGTGGTCGTCAGCCAAGATGCACATCACCACCGCTGAGAAAAAGATACGCGGACCGAACTGGGGGTGGGCCACCATCAATGAGGCAGGGCTAATCACGCACGAGCGCTACAAAGAGACGATCGGCCGTGTGCGTGTGCGCGGTGCGCCCGTTCCGCAGATTGCTTCAAGTGGAACTCCTGAAGGAACTGCGCATTACCTGCACGAGATCTTTATCGAGAGCCCCATGAAAGGCTCTCGGATTATTTACGGAGATACTAGAAACAACCTGGCCAACCTCGCTGACGATTACATCGCGTCTATGGAGGACTCTTACGACTCGATCATGCTTGACGCTTACCTGCGTGGGCTGTTCGTCAACATGAAAGGCAATCGTTTCTACTACGCGTACGACCCGAAACGAAACGACGACGCGAACATCGAGCAGGTTGAGGGCGCTGAAGTCCACGTGAGTCTCGACTACAACGTGGCACCTATGATCGCGACGCTTTGGAACGTCACACAGATCGCCAACGCTAAAGGCGTGCCTCTCATGAACGCCCAAGGATATCCCATTGAGCGCGCAACCGCGTTCGATCAAATCGTGATCGAGGATGGTGCTGATACCGTCAAGATGTCGGCGGCCTTCTACGCACACGGGCTTGACCCTGAGACCACCACGATCTATCCCGATCCGGCTGGGCGCAACCGCTCTACCCAAGGTGCGCCCGACAACGTGCAGTTGAAGAACAAAGGATGGAATAAGATCCGCGTGAAGCTTGCCGCGCCTCAATTCCGCAAGCGCCAAATCGCTGTTTGTAATCTACTCGCTAAAGGGCTCATTCAGCTCCACCCCCAACGATGCAAGGCGCTTAAGAAAGATTTCGAGGCCGTCGAGCAGGACAAGGCCACCTACGAAAAGCTCAAAGACAACCCCAAGCTCACGCACGCAAGCGACGGTGCCGACTACTTTGTCGACCTAAGATTTCCTTTGTCTGGACAAAAACCAGAAACGCGTTCTACTAAATACAGATAACACTTTCATTGGGGGCTCACCATGGCGGTCAAGATCACTAGCGAAACGGACTTGCTCAATATTGAAACGCGCAAGGCGCTCATCGACGAGTTCGCGGGCGCGCCCAACCAGCGCCGCAAGGCCGAAGCCTTCAAGGCGTATGAGTGCTTGAAGGATAAGACGATCAACTACGTGTACGACCTGCTCACCAAGCAGTTCGAGCCCGACACCGTGGCCGAGATGCAGTACGCGATGACGAACGTCTCGATCTTGCGCAAGGTGATCGACAAGTTGGCCAAGGTGTACGCGAACGGCGTCAAGCGCACGATGCCTGAAAAGGAAAGCGCCAAGCCCCAACCACTTAAGAAAGTCACGCTCCCTGTTGGGGCGCCTTACGAACAGGGGGCTGAGGACCAAGCATCGTTAAACGACAAAGCCTCCATGCCCCCACAAGACCCGAACGCTCCGGCTGACGATGCAGAACCCACGATCCCGGCACTGAGCCCTGAGACGCAACAAATCGAGGACGCGGCCAAGTATCTCGACATGAACAAGCAGATGAAAAAGACGAACCGTTATTTCCGGACGTTTAAGAACTGCTTGGTCTACGTGCGCCCAAAACAGAATGAGGACCAATCGTTCGAGATTGGTATCGAGGTCCTGCCTCCCCACCACTATGACGTGGTTGAGAGCCCACTGAACGCGCAAGAGGCGCTAGCGATTATCATTTCCGATTACGTGCCCACGCGCAAACCCCTGTACGCCATTGGTGATGCAGCACTCGCCGGGCGCACGGGATATCGTGAAAGTCATGTGGTCGATGCGCCGATCAATAACTCACCCAACACGGGCATCGTGCAGACTGCTCAATC